AACTTCTACAAGCTGCGCGGGGTCGACCTACAGGACGGCTCGGACTGGTTCAAGGTCAAGCCGTTCAACTTCGCCGAGCGCGATCGGTTCCGCGAACAGGACTTCGCGGGCACGTATCGGCTCTGGTACCTGCTCCGCTTCACTCCGTTGGTCGCGGACGCAGACGAGATCGACGACCAGTGGGCGGAGTTCGTGGTGCTGATGGCCGCGCGCAAGATGCTCCGCAAGGAAGAGAGCGACACGCGCGAGATCGACGAAGAGATCGCCGCCAAGCGGCAACAGATCGTCTCGATGGTCGAGAAGCGCGACGTCGGCGGACCGCGACGTATCGCCGACCTACGGCGTCGCGTGCTCCGCACCGCCTGGCCCGAGGATGCTGGCGGCGAGGGCTACGCGGTCATGCACCGCTACAAGCTCATGCAGAACGCGGTTTACATCGTCACCGGCGGGTGGCGCTGAGTGGCGAGGATTCGCCTACCGCAGCGCGTGTCGGGTTCGACCGAGGCGCAGCGGGTGCAGGATGCGATTCACGCGACGTTGCGGCAGGTTGCCGACCTCGAAGAAATCGTCGGCGTCGACATCCGCGGGATCTCGTTGACGACTACGCCGCTGGCGATCGTGCACGGCCTCGGGCGCGCACCGATCGGGTGGCGGCTGATCGACAAGACGGGCGCGGGCGATCCGTACCGCACCGCGTGGGATGACAGGACGATCAGTATCCGGGTCGCGTCGGGCACGCTGACCTGTTCGATTCGCGTGTGGTGAAGGAATAACGATCGATGCCGACGACAACGACGACGACATACATGGGGATGGTGCTCCCGAATGTGCTTTCGCGCGTGGGGTCCACGTACGCGTCGGATATCAACACCGCGCTGGGTGTGGTCGATATTCACGATCACGACGAGTACGGCGTGCAGCTCGGCGCCGGGGCGTTTGCGATCGATAACAACGTGTCGTGGGGCGGCTACTCGATCACCGCGCTCAAGGCCACGACCTACACGCAGCAGGCGACGGTTACGACGGCCAACAGCGTGTGGTTCAAGAGTGACGGCAACCTGTGGGCGACCAACGGGAGCGGGACGGCGATTCAGATCACGTCCGGCGGTTCGTTGTTCGCGGCATCGCTCGCCGGGATCTGGAACTCGCTCTCGGTCACGAGCTCGCCAACGATCGCAACCGCCGACACGTACATAGACTACCGCGTGGACACGAGTGCAGCGCGCACGATCACGCTCCCGAGCGCGTCGGCGGTGGGCGCGGGCCGGTTCTACGTCTTCCACGACGTCACGGGCGGCGCCAACGTCTTCAACATCACGATTCAGCGCGCGGGCTCCGACACGATCGACGGGTCGACGTCTCTTACCATCAGCACCGCGTACGGATGGGCGTTCTTGATCTCCACCGGCACCGGCTGGTCGGCGCTCATTCCGCGTTTCGGTGGCGACCTCACCGGCACCAACGGGAATCAAACCGTGGTCGCGGTGACGGGCCTCTCCAACACGCTCCCGGTCAAGTGCGACAACGTGGTGTGGTCCGCGTCGCTTCCGCAGCCAATTCTGAAGCAGGCGGCCAACACCACGACCGCAGGCGTCACGATGTACATCGAGGCACAGAGCGCAGCCGGCAGCAACCAGGCGGGCGGTATCCTCAACCTCGCGGGCGGAGAGCCCACTGGTAGCGGTAAAGCGGGCGTCGCGCGCCTGTGCGCGTCGGTCTCGGGCTACCAGCCCACATTTGTGGCCACCGCGTTCAGCGCAACGCGGCGTGTGGCTGCGATCAACGCCGACCCGGCGACGACGGACGTCCCGACGGGTGACAAGGTCATCTACATCGCCAACGCGTCGACCAACCCGAGCTCCAACCCTGTGGGCGGCGGCGTGTTGTACGTGAACGCGGGCGCACTCACGTACCGCGGCAGCTCCGGCACCGTCACCGTACTCGGTGCGGCTTGAGTCTCGCCAAGCGCGTCATCCCGATTGCGTTGCGTGAGGGGATCGATACCAAAACCTCGCGCTTTAACGGCGTAGTTGGCCGCCTGACGCGCCTCGAGAACGGCGTTTTCAGCAAGATCGGCGAGATTCAGAAGCGCTACGGGCAAGATCGCATCGTTGCGCACGTCGAGAACGGCGCCGCCATCGCCGAGGCGAGCGGTTTGGCAACATTCCGCGACGAACTGCTGACGTTTGGCGACTACGGGCGCGTGTATTCGCTCTCGGGAGCGTTGGATCGCTGGTTGGATCGAGGTGCGGTCGTCTCGGTGGCGGTCGATGAGCGCTCGGTGGTGCGAAACACCTACCAGCAGAGCAATCCGGACGTCGCGCGGGGCGGGTCGATGACGCTCACCGCGTACGAGGACACCCGCGGAGGCGTGCGCGCCACGCTTTCGGACGATGAGACCGGCGCGGTGCTCATCGCCGACCAGCAGATCAGCGCCAGCGGCACACGCGTACGCGTCGTGTCGTTCGCGAGCGCGTTTTTCATCTTCTACAGCGCGGGCGCGGGAATCTTCTACCGCCGCATCGCGCACAACAACCCCACGAACGTCGAGACCGAGCAAAATCCGGTCGCGGTGCTCGAATCCACGAGCGCAGCGTGGGACGTGGCCATCACCGGCTCGCGGATGACGCTCGCGTGGCTCCGAAACGCGGGCGCGGGCTCCGGCGTCGAGTGGTGGTCGTACGATACGTCGCTCGCCATAGCCGCAAGCGGCTCGTTTGGCGTGTTCACGACCGCGGACGCACTCTCGCTGTTCTCGAACGCGGCAGGGCAACTGTGGTTTGCCTACTCGCGCAGCTCCGCGCAGTACGTGCGCGTCCTCGATGCGGGCGGGACGAGCGTGCTCGGTGAGACGACGATCGGCGCCGTCGCCAACGTGGTCCGCATCGCTGGGTGTGTGCCAACCAACACAACAGCCGCACGGATCGTGTTTGATACGACCGCGCCGCTCACGTACACGGCGGCGTGTTCGGGCGCGGGCGCCGTAACGACGGCATCGGTGCTGCTCCGCGGTGTGTCACTCCTTTCCCGGCCGTTCTCGTACGGCGCAGAGGGTACCGCGTACGTCGCGATCGTGTTCGAGTCGCCGCTTCGCTATCAGGACACCGCGTTTGTGGTGAACGCCGCCACCGGACGCGTGATCGCCAAGGCTGCGCCGTCGCTTGCGGGCGGCGCGCGCTCGCGTAACTGCGTCAGCCACGCACCCACGGTCAGCGCCGGCAACTACACGCTCGCGGCCACAATCAAGACCGCGCTCGACTCCGATGCGGGCGGCGTGTTCACGCGAAACGGCGTCGAACTCATCGACCTAGACTTCACGGGTCAGGCTCGTTACCTCACCGCAGAGGCCGGCGGAAACCTGCTCATCGCGGGCGGCGTGCTGCACGCGTACGACGGCGTGTCCGTCACCGAGCACGGCTTTAACTGCTTCCCCGAGGGCATCACGTCGAGCGTCGATGCGGGCCTCGGAACGATCGACGCGGGCTCGCACTCCTGGCGCGCGGTCTACGAGTGGACCGATGGACAGGGGCCCGTGCACCGCTCCGCGCCGAGCGAGGTCGAGACGATCGTTACCGTCCTCAACGACCGAGTCACGCTTACGATCCCCACGCTCCGCCTCACGGCCAAGAGCAACGTGCGTATCGCGGTCTACCGGAACCTTGCGGCCGGCGCGGTTTACTACCGCCTCGGGTCGATCGCGTCGCCCACGCTCAACGACCCCACGACCGACTCGGTCACGTTCGTGGACGGCGCAGCGGACGCCGACATCCGCAACAACGAGGTGCTGTACTCGGACGGCGCTCCGGGTTCAGAGTTGGAGCACATCGCGCCTCCGGCCTCGCGTGCCATCTGCACGCATCGCGGGCGCGTGTTCGTGGTCACCGGCCGAGACCGTGTCCACTACTCCAAGCAGATTGTCGACGGCGAGGCCGTGGCGTTCAACGACGGGCTGTACCTGCTCCCCGACGCGCGCGGCGGCGAGCTCGTGGCGGTCGCGTCGATGGATGACAAGCTGGTCATGTTCCGCGAGCGTGCGATCTACTTCGTCGCGGGCGACGGCCCGAGCGATACCGGCGCGGGCGGCTACCCGGAGCCGATGCTCATCACCTCGGATGTCGGGTGTAGCGAGGTGCGTTCGGTGGTGCTCACGAACGCCGGGCTGATGTTCAAGAGCGCGAAGGGCATCTACATGCTCGACCGCGCGCTCTCGGTCTCGTACCTCGGCGCCGCGGTCGAGGACTGGAACGGGCTCACGATCACGAGCGCAAACGTGGTGCCCAACACCAACGAGGTGCGGTTCACGACCACGGGTAACGTCACGGTCGACGACGAGCGGTACGACGCGCCCACACTGGTCTACGACTACGCGTTCAACCAGTGGAGCACGTTCACCAACTACGCCGCGGCGGATGCCACGGTGTGGGGTGGCGGGTTCGTGCGCGTGCAGAGCAACGGGCGCGTGTACAAAGAGAACCGCACGACGCACTCGGACGCGGGCTCGTGGATCACGCTTCGACTCACGACCACGTGGATGTCGCTGGGCGGCGTGAGCGGGTTTCAGCGCGTTTGGCACGTGGTGTTGCTCGGCGCGTACAAGAGCGCGCACTCGGTGCGGCTGCGTGTTGGCTACGACTTCTCTCCAGGCTGGGAGCACGACGAGACGATCGACGCCGAGGCCGCGACCGGCGCGGGCACGTGGGGCTCGAGCGACACGTGGGGATCGGATCGATATTGGGGCGGCGCTCCGGGGATCGATTG